CTAAATGCCATTGTATCTCGTGATAAAAATTCATTATCAACGAAGTTATTAATATATGCGTTAGCTACCTTGCCATCTATAGAAGTTATTACTTTTTTAAGACGTGTACTAACTTCTCTATCAATTTTTAATCCAACTTTTTTTAATCCATCTAACTCTTCACGAATTTCTATATCATCTTTTTGTGTTAATAGTTTAAATGTTAATTTTCTTTTAGCTGATGGAATTATATATTCAAAATTATTTACTCCACGTTCAAATTTAGAATAATCCATTTTTCTAGCTTTTACTTCACTTAAATCTACTGTACCAGTTTCATCACCTATTTGAAATTTATATTCTCCACCATATGCAAGAACTCGAGCACTTACAAACAATGCATTTTTATCTCCAAGCAATATAGTATCTAAATCTATATCTTTATCTACAATTAACTCTTTTAAAAGTACATCTAATACTATACCCTGTTCTATCAAGTTTACAGAAGTTAAAATATCTTCTTCTTTTGCTGTCATGTATTTTATTTCTACTTTACCTGTAGAAAGAGGGTTTTCTTTAGGATAAAAATATCCTTTAGATGGTAATTCCACTATTTCAGTAGGGAATTTGTTCTCATTAGCCATAATTGACTCCTATTTTTGAATTACATCAATAACCAATTATAAGTATAACCTTTATGTACGAAATAACAAATTTACTTTTTGCTTGGTGCGAATTTCTCTTTGATTGGTTTAAGTAACATATCAAATAAGATATCGTCATATTTTGTTGGAGTCATTTTCACAATTTTTTCTAATGCGTAAATAACTACCAAAATATATTCCCAATTTGCTGCTATAAATTCAGTCATTTTTATTCTCCAGTTTAATTAAAAGTTTAAGATAGCGTAATCATATGTTAACTGAACCGTGATATCTGCTACTTCACTTGAATTATACTCTAAAGTATTCCAGTTAGCTTGTGATATGAAAGCTCCCTTTAAATTCCATTCCTCAACGATATCTCCAGTTGGACCTAACATATTAAAAGTTACGTCTTTCTTATAAAAATCTGCATATCCATCACGACCCGTTACTGATTCATGTGAAAGTCTAATCCATTCAATAACTGATTGTGCCCCTGATGGAACAATTGGATCATACAGCGTTAATTCTACAGGCTGCCAAGTTGCTTTACCTTTAAGAAACCTTTTTACATTAATATGATCTAATGTAATAGTTTCAAACTGTACGCTTGGTCTATTTGCTGCCTTTACTAAAAAAGAAGGTATCCCATCAATATACCATATATACCTATTTTTAACCTTCGGTTCAAAGGTTGTAAAGAAAATCTCTTGTGCTGATAAAACATCTGGCATTTCTATCTCCAAATTAAAATAATATTTTTCACTTCAATTATAAATATCAACTAACTATAAAAACGATAATTGTATATTTTCATAGTTTTTTCATAGTTTTATTAATATTTACTTCTCTATAAAATAAATATAGAAAAAACAAAAAACCCCTCAAATACAAGAGGGGTTTTTCATTATTTTTATTCGAATTAATTACTATTCTGGAAACGCTGCCCCAGTTGGTAATACTACGAAATCCAACACTATGAACTCTGCAGTTCTTGTAGGTTGTAATAGAATTTGTCCAACAAGACGATTTCTATCAATTACATCTGGTGTGTTATTGGAATCATCCATAACAACACGAAAAGATGTTAACCCACGAGCCTGTTGAATTGATTCAAGATATGGATTCACAATATTCATGAATCTATTTCTTGTCTGAACATCATTTTGTTCAAACACTAAGAATCTTGAAGCAGAAGCAATAAACTTCTTAACTGTAATCAACAATCTACGAACATTGATTCTATCTAATGCTGAAGGTAATCCTTGTAGTGTTTTTTGTCCAAATACAGAAAATCCTTGTCCTGTAAAGTGAGCTATAGGATTAATTCTAGCATCATATAAATCATCTCTTTCAGGTCCTCTTAACTTTTTCTCTGCGCCTGAAACCATAGATAATCCACCACGATTCAAACCAGCTGGTGCGAACCATTCACTTGCTACTGCATCATTATTCGCAATTGCGTGTGCAATTACTACTGAAGGCGGCACCCAAGTTTGTCTACCAGTATTACCTACTACCTTAACCCAAGGATAGTAGACACCTGCATAATTTGTATCTAATGGTTTAACAGTTGTCTTTGTAGTAGAAATTGAATCTCCATATGCACTTGGATCGAGTACAAAAAATGCATCAGCCCTATCTTCAATTGCTGATATTGCATAATTGGTAATAGATGAATGCTGACTATGATTTACGCCAGGCATCAATAATAGATTAAAATCTACTCTCTCTGATTCTTTAATAGTATCAATCGCTCTTTTATACGAAGTATATCCAGCGGCTGAAGTACTATTAATAGCAAATCCTTGAGTATTAGTAGCTGATATATTTAACCCAGTATTAATTGCTGTATGTGGGTTGTTACCATCAAATCCCCATTGGAAAGGAACTTTAAATTTCCTTTGACTCTTATGTGAATTAGTAAGAGTTATCTCAGTAGTTGCATTTGCATATGTACTTGTACTAAATTTAGTACCAGTATCAGCTGATCCATTCATATCTTCAAGACTCATTGATACTTGAATTCCTGTACTCAATGTAGTACCTGCAGCATTTGCAGGTATCGGAGCACAGAAATTTGCATTATCTAAATCATCAAAATCAAATCCATAAGGTTCTGGATTCATTGATAATTGCGAAGTCTTTTTATCAATTTGAGTTGTTGTCATACTTGCAGTTACTACAGAATTTACATTTGAATATAATGTAGTACTTCCAGGAGCATATGTGTTACCCGAAACATTAGGTGGTTGTACTGGTAAATTTACAGCAGCATGTCCCATTGGAACTTGACTTGCTGGAACAACATTATTTTTGATATCATCAAAATCACCAACTCTAATATATTCAGATTTATTAGGATAATCACCATATTCTGTTATATCTCCATTAGAATCCGTTGTAATAAACTTATCTCCAACTATTCTTGCAAAAAAGTTAGTAGCACTTGGATCCATACTACAATCAGGCCATGTTTCTAACACTGCTTTATCTTTACCTGGCGCATATTTGTTAACCTGTATAGTAAATGTACCATAATCAGATCCTGGAACATCTGCTGGGGGAACAATATTATTTATTTCAACCCAACATATTCTATTAGCTCTAGTTCCTGCACTTCTTGTATAGCATCTAAATAAATTATATCTTGATGAATCAGTTAATTGTGATTGTATATATGGTGTTCTTGCAGTAGATGCTTCTTTATTACCCGTCCAAGCACTTGCTTGTCCTGTATTTCCAAAAGAAGTTGAACCACTTGTAAAATTAAGTGATCCTGTTATTACTTGAACTTGTGATTGCGCAATAGCACCTATGGTAGCTCTATAGTTTCCACTCTTTGCAAAATGACTATGTATATAATAAAGAGCTGATGTACCACCTACTCTAGTTGTAGCTTTTGGATTTGTTGGTAAAACATCCTCAATATACTTATATCCTTCCGTAGAACTTCCTGAGCTAAATGACATTTTTACTTCTGTTTGACTAAAATTACTTGAACTCATGTGTAATTGAAACGCATAAGCTTCATTATATGCGGGTACTACCTTACTAACATTAGTAGCATCGTGTGTTCCTTCTGCTGGAGCAAGTACTGCTAATAAAGCATGACCCCCCTCACCAGCATTGTTGGAAACATCTACATTATCACTACTACCAGAAGCGTAGATTAATATTGCTTCTCCAGCTCCATAATGATATCCATCTAAATGTAAAGTTCTTACAACCGTTAATGATGTTGCACCACCTGCAAAGTACTGCCTTGCAGTTATAGGTACAAAATATTCATTTTTATCCTCTGTATTATCACCGAAAATTTTATTAAATTCACTAATACTTGTTACGGTAGTAGGTGTAAATGCAGGTCCTTTTTCTGTAGGACCAACAACTGCTGCACCAATACCAGCTATTCCTTGAGGTAAAAATGATAAGTCGCGTTCTTCTGTAAAAACGCCAGGACTAATAATTGTTTCCGCCATTATTGTCTCCCTTATCTATTTATGTTATTATTTGAAATTAAGTTATAAATTTTATTTAAAAAAACTCATATATAAATATAATTAGAATTTTCAAAAATAGATGTTTTGCTCTTATTTATTAACTTTGTTTCGTAAATTCGTTATTTGTAGTGTCATAACTACCCTCGCCGTACTTTTCTTGTAGTTTTGCGAGAGATGTTTGCTCATCCTGCTGATTTTTAACATAACTATCTTGAGCCTCTTGTTCAGAAATATCTAACCCATCCAACTGTCGTTGTAAAAGTAATCGTTGTACTGAAATTTGCCCTAATGTTTGTTGTAAATTAACATAGTTAGCACTTATTGTTTTAAGTTCATTAACTTCTTCTTCAGTAAACTTAACTTTATCTTTTTTTGCCATAACCCTATTCTCCTATATACATTATAGTTTATTATTTATATTATGTTTTACTTTAAAAATTGATTTTTTTAAATTTCAATAACCTTATAAGTTCTTCCACTTGAATCTGAATCACTTAGCTCTGTTGCTTTTGTATTGGCATCTGATTCACCATCAAATTCCCATATTTGATCTCCACTACCACTCAAACGAGCCACATATACTTTTCTCGCGGCCCATTCTGGATCTCCTGCCTGTGGATTTGCATATAATTGTTTTACTACTCTAAAAGCCATTCAAATTCTCCATTCTACTATAAATATACATTAAGTATATAATTCCTTCAAATGTCTAATATTTATGCAATAGCTTGGGGGGGTTGTTGTGCTTGTTCGGGTTGTGGTGTATATTCTCCTGTTTGAGGATTAATACTGCCTGCACCATACTTAGCTGTCAACTTTCTAGAAAAAGCAGCTTCTTTTGTTTGATTAGATTTCCATTCTTCTTCTACAGATGATCTTTGTCCATCCAAAGCTTCACTTTGTTGAACCAAATTCAGCTTTTGTACTTCAACTTGACCAAAAGCCGCAGAACATTGATTATATGTTTCCATAACCTCTTTTAAAGTTTCCATTTCACCCTCTGTGAGAGTAATGGATTGATTTTCTGGTGCTGCTTCTTGGTTCGGTTTATCGATCTTTGCCATAACTTCTACTCCATAATTGGTTGTTTGTTAATTCATATATAAGTATATAACTTTATTAGAAAAAATCATTTTTTTTATTTAAATTGTTTTATTATTCACTTGGTGGAGTTGGTGTTATTTGAATTTCTATACTTGGATCTGCTTTTATTTCATAAAACTGTTCATCCTGAACTGAATCTGCAGAGTCAGTTATTATGCCTACCTCGATCTTTCTCGCTACACCTAATCCAACTGCATCTATTCTTGTTTCTGTTGCACTTTCATCGAATGAACCATCTGTTTTTACAATATTCACATCTCTAATATGAACTATATCACCTTCTTCAAATCTAACTTTCGCTACATTTGGGTATTGATCTGCTACGTAATATTCTATTTTCATTTTATGCGTCCTCCGCGTCTTGAAATTCATCTAAAGTTTTTAAATAATCGTATGCTTGTTCCACAGGGTTTTTAGCATCCGAACCAACTTTTATTGTAAAATTAAAATTCCGTATTTCCATTGGTTCTTCCTCATTGTCTCTTGCTTCTTTACTTGTGAATATAATTAATCCAATTACTGCATTGTCTTTTACCGGGTTTACAAACGCCGGATTTAATAAACGCCTATCATAATTAACATAATCTACAAATAAATATGCACCCTTTACCGTTAAGCCAAATTTTTTCACATCACATTGCAAAGCCATTATATTTCCTCCCCATCACTATATTCTCCGAGATTATTCAAATAATCATACGCCTGAGCCACAGGACTTTTTGCGTCCTCTTTTGTTGATACATTAAAATATATTAGTTCTTCTTTTAAGGGAATACCATTCGCATCTCTTGAGGCTTTATCCTTAAAAATATAAACCATCATACATCCATTATATGTTCCGGCTCCAAATCCTAATGGTAGCATACCATCGGAAGATTTCAATCCCTTTCTATAATCAACGGAATTGACAACCCAATAAGCATCTGATACTTCTATTCCTTTAAAATTATACGGTTTTTTGATAGCCATTATACGTCCTCCGTTCCTTGAAATTCATCAAGTGTTTTTAAATATTCATACGCTTCTGCCTGTATGCTTAATTCAGATGC